TGTTTTCTTCTTGGTCATTTATAATTTTTTTATTAAGTATAGGTATTAACCTTACATATACTTCTTTAGGACCGTAATCCTTAATTGAATCAGATGGATCTTTACTCATTGGTAAAACAGCATACTCTACTTCAGGATACAATTCTTTATATCTTTCCATAGCTTTAATACCGGGTTCATCAAAGTCAAAGAGTATAATTACTTTCTTATACTTCTTTAAGTATTGATCCATAAGTTCTTTACGTATGATAGTGTTCTCTGAGTCTGGTGCTATGATATCCAGTGTAGGAATCTTAAGACTTTTTAAAGACATTACATCTTTTAGAGAAGACGTTATAATTAGATAAGGTGCAGCTTTAACTTGTTCAGATCCCTGAACGTAGTCATCTACTTTTATAAATTTTTTATCTAACGTTTTGGGCTGATAGATTTTGTACAGTGTACCATCTGATTTAAAGTAACCATATAGATAGTTACCTTTAATGGTTAGATCAATGGGTCCCTCATCACAATCCTTATGCATAGTGTAATACTCTAAAGGTCTTACATTATATTCATCTAGAAGACGTGATCCAATATTGAACTGAGTCCAGAAATATTGGTCTTGAGTGGTCCAGGATCTGAAAACAAACTGACTAACTTTATATTTAGAAGCTTGTTTAAATTTTTGTACATCGTACCCCCCATTATTGTGGAGTACAAAATCATTATAATTCTCTACTACAAGAGTACAAGCTTTATGATAATTTAATCCAGTGATTTCTTTTACTAGATCTATTGCAGATCCACCGTGACCAGATGAAAAATCTTTATACTTGTATGTATCTTTTGTAGGTTCGTAGTAAATACACATACTAGGTGTACGTTCCTTAGAATTAAAAAGACTTTTAATCTTTACATCATGCCCAGCAAGCTTTTCTCTCAGCTTACAAAAGTGTTCAAATATCCATGATACAGGAACATCCTTGATGTCATGTACCATATTTTTTATCTTAAACATGGGCTTGTGATTAAACGAAAAAAGGGGGAGTAAAACCACTCCCCCAGTCTTCTAGCAGTAAATTACATATCAAAATCACTATTAGCTGGCTCAAAGCTAGCTACAGGCTTATTTTGTAAAGCCTTATAGTGGTATTGGTTGTTCTTATCAAACTTATCAAGCTTAGCTTCATCTGCTGAAACAAACTTATACTTAGGAAGAGATAACTTAATGATAGTTTTACCATTGTACTCTTCTTCTGTACCTTTCAAGAACCAATATAAATTGTTTCCTTTAAGCATAGTCATTGCTTTCTCAACCCACTCTTCTAAATTAGAAGCAGAAATATTATCAATCTGATCTCTAAGACCAAGCTCAGATGCAATAACTGCAATCTTATACATGATCTCATTTTTAGTTACGTTGGTCTCATTAAACTGATCTGTCCAGATGGTTGCAGATACACGACTTGATTGTCCTGTAAACTTTGGACCTTCTAGATCATTCTTATCAATTGCCCAACCTTCAAAACCTTCAGACGCTGGTCCTTCTAGGATCAACTCTAAGGTTTTCTTATCACCTTTGTTAGATGTTCTAACTTGCCCACTATAAATGTGTGCATACACTACTCCTGTTTGTAGAGACTTAGCTGTCCCTCCTGTTGTTTTGACTTCTTGTCCTTTTGTACTAAACATGTTCTGTTAATTTAAACTATTTGTGAATGAAAAATGAATACTAGTTCTCGTAATCTATGATAGCTTTTCTAACTAAAGCTAGGTCGTTTTCTACCTCAAAGTCAGTAAACATACCTCTGGGAGACTTACATGTGTTCTCACCATTGTTAGACGTCTCAAATACATATCTGATGTTACCGTCTTTGTCTTTCTTAACTTTGCCGAACAAAACTATGGAAAATAATCCTTCCAAAGTAAGTTTTTCGTCAACCATTTTACCAATAGTTTTGGCTTTAAACTTCTTTTTACCTTCCATATCTGTAGATTCTTCAGCATGGGTTAGGATAAAAACTAATAGATCCTCTCTTAAATCCTTTGGCATACGTGCAATACGGGCAAGTTTAGCACCAATCTGTGTAAACTTTTCGTAACCTTTCTCGTCACTTCTATCAAAGAACTCAAATGAGCTCATATACTGAAAGTCATCAACAACTAAGTTCTTAATGTCTTTACGTTTCTCTGAAACATACTTAATGCATGCTTCTATTTGTTCTGATGAACTAGCAGAATAAAGATTACCTGTTGGGTTATCTTTGCTCCACGGTACATACTTCTTTCTCCATCCTTTAAAAGGTAGAGCTTTGTTAGCTACGTTTATGATAAACGTCTCTGCTGGATCTAGGTTCTCAATAGCTGTTGATTTTCCTGACCCAGACTCTGCAATAATTAGAATCCCTTGTGCCATATGTTATTTTGTAGATTTGATTAACTCGTTTAGCCATGTTTTAGAACTTACTGGCTTACCTGTTTGGATAGCAAAGTAATCTCTAATAGTCATGTCACTGTAAGGTGCGTCTTCCATTGTAGCAGGAGCTTTGTAAGCTTGCATAGGTGTCTTAGGTAAAGAAGAAGGTAATGGATCGGTATCAATACCAAACATTCCTGTCTTTTTAATAGCCACTGAGCTAGGATTTACTACTCTTAGTTCTTCAAGGGGAACAAGATAAGAACCTTTTTCGTTAAGTTCATACTCTTCCTCATAAGATCCGCTTACAGGAACTCTGTAAACTTTACGTTCTGCATCTGCAGGGCTTAAGTCTCTTGTAATTAGCTCAAAGAAAAAACCTTTGTCTTTTCTAAACTCTGAAGAGAAAATGCCTACTACCATTCTACCATGTTTATCATAGAATGGCATTTTCATGTTAAAGTCAACTCTTGAAATCTGTAGATCATCAATTAGATCTTGATGGTAGTCTCTAATAGACTCAAGCTTTAGTCTTTTTAATTCTTTAACGTCCGTTGTTTGTGGGGTGTTACTTGTCATACTGTGTATTTTTGTTTATAATTCCTGGCCAACATCAGCCGAAGGTGCTTGTCTGTTTGTTCTTGGTCCTCTAGGTGCCCATGTCTGCTGTTGTTGCTGAACCATAGGTGGAGGACTGGACTCAATCATCCTCTGTCTTTTGAAATCTGTTTGTAAGAAAATAATATTATCATCTGTAGCACCGTTACGTAGCTTTAGTAGATGAAGGAATACGTTTTCTTTACTAGCTTGATAGTGTTCTGGCCCATAGTCTTCTATGTTTAGTGTAAACGGTCTACTTATTGCAAAGACTAAGTCTGATCCCTGCATAAGAGCGTCACCACCAAATATATCTGATGAGCTAGGATAGTTAGCAATTGTACCTGGAGTTCTGCGTGATACATCTTCCATGGTACGATTAAGTTGTGTAAGGATAATTACAATTACAGGTAGGTCTCTTTTTACATCAATCAGCATATCTGCTATGTTGTATAGAGTCTGTAATTTCTCTCTCTCGTCTGCTGCTTTCTTTACAAGCCAGCTGTGGTCAATAGTGACAATCATTGGTTTACCACCCAGTTCATTAAAATAATGATGGATAGCTTTTTTCATGTCAGGAGAAGTAAGCGGCTTCTTAATACGTATTCTTTGAACACCAAGTCTTTCTAGCTCTTCTGATTCTTTGAGATAAGTTTCCATCTGCTCATAAGCAAAGTCGTCAAGTTGTTTTTTAGATGAGAGCACTACGTTATAATCCATAGCAACCTGTGCCGCAAATTCTCTTGCAGCATAGGACTCATCACCCATTTCAAACTGAAACTCTAATATGGAAAACTCTTGGTCAGGGTTAAGTCTTTTAGACTCTCTAAGAATGTGACTAATGAACATAGTCTTACCTGCAGCAGGACGAGCACCAATTGTAACTAGGCTCCCCCATTCTATACCACCAATAGTAGCATTGTTAATAGCATCCCAAGGTGTTTTTAAGGACTTAATACGTCCTTTACGTCTATCGTTAATATACTTTAGACCTATTCGTAAACCTTCAGCATGCGTGATAGCACCATAGGGTCTGTCTATTTTTTGATCCATAAAAGGTTTGTATTATAAACTAGGAAATGATTTACTAAAAACCTCTTTAATAATGTCATTAGCCTTTGTATAAGACTCAATGCCTGCTGTTAAATAAGCTTTTCTTGTAGCGTCATCTACAATACCTTTTAGTACTTCAAAGTTTATAATACGTAGACTGGATCTTGAATCATCTACGGTAGGAAGAGACTCAAATATCTTTCTAAGCTCTTCATAATTGTTGGGTGTGTTAACCATGTTGGATTGTTTTATTGTAATTCAAATTTAAGATAATTCTAGTAATTGACAAAATATTTTTACTGTTCTTTTTGAAACCAGACACTTTTTTGTTCTTTATAACTAGCTAAAGCAGGTTTTAGTATATCTGGATTATCTAGTAGAAATTCACAATGATCGGCTAGTTCAGACTTGGTTGTTTTGCTAATATTATCTGTCTTTTGTATAAAATAGCTACTATTCATCATGTACATGTATCCCTTTTTTTCTTTCTCAAAGACATAGTAGTCAGTGGCAAGATGAACCAAGGGCCAGTTAAACTGTGGATAAGTTTTAAAGAATACAATAAACTTTTTCTTTAGCTCTTCTACAGATTGTCTACCCATGGCCCCAGACGGTAAAGCCTGAGCCGGGAATAACTCCCTGTAATATGCAATCTTTTCTAAAAACTTGTCACCTAGCACTTCTGTAGCTATTTTTTTCTTTGTTTTGACAAGAAAAGTCTCAAACTCGTCTAGAATTACTAATGCTTTTTGTGTTAGCTCCCCCTGCTCGTTAATATATCCCTTAGCTCTGCAGATATTAGCCTCAGCATCTGGATTGATGATGTTAGTTGGCTTAATTCTACTTCTACAGCAGTCTAGGAAATAAATCTGATTAGGGCTAACACTATACTTAATAAGTGTGGTCCATAGTTGATGACTCATATTGATGGTTTATATGTTTAAGGATGTAAATTATATTATATGTGATGGTTTTCTAACAGATATTTTGTATATTATAATGTAGGGTTTATAGAAATCTTACACTTCTGATATTTATATATAAATTAATTATACCATGGCTAAAAAGTTTTATGCCCAGAAAGACGCTTTAGGCTTCCCAATTCCTGGCACAATGATGTCTGTTACTGTTCCAGCTAACATTCCTGCAGATTCAATCCTTATTCCTGCACAAAATGTTGCAGCAGGTGGAGGAAAGGTAGTTGTTAACCAACCAACAGGACTACGCTACTTTGTACGTAGAGACGCTAACGGTGGGATTGTACCTAACACGTTGACTATCAGTCTAAAGAAACCATTTGGTTCTGTTTATGAGTTCAAACTTTTAAAATAGAAACCTAAATGATCAAAGAGAACCCATCTATAGCAGCATTCAAGGTGTGGGTATTCCCAACACTTGTATCTCTTGTTAGTTTGCTTATCTGGAATGATGTAAACGAGATTAAATCTGATGTAAAGTTGCTAATGGCTCAGTCTAATATAGACAAGACCAGAATAGATAATTTAGAACGTCAGTTGTTTAAATCAGCAGGTTTTCCTGCTACTCCTATTAAGCATCTTAATGATTATCAATCACTTGTAGCTATTCTGCCGGATAACAAATATAAAACAATTAAGTATGACTTTTAAACAATGGGCTCTAGATCTTTTTAAAGATGAACGTGGTTCCACTTCTATTAAACCAGTAGTAGGTTTTATGTGTGCATTGTTTCTATGTATAACACTAACAGCTAATAGCTTTTCTCATGGTGATGTTAAACCTTCGGACGCTTTAGTTGACGCTGTAATGTACATCTGTATAGCAGCATTGATTGGTGACACGGGTGATAAGTTCTCATTTAAAAAGAAGGTAGATGAATAAGATATATTTTTTCATTATAGGTGTACTAGTAGTCTTTGTTCTTTTACAGAATAAAGGTTGTGTAGGCGGAGGCGTTAGATCTGGGTCTGATACTCTTGTAGTACATGATACCACTTGGTCAGTTAGAGATAGTTTGATTTTTTCTAAACCTAAGCCGGCTAAGATTATTCATGACAGTTTATTTATTGAGGGTAAAACAGAATATTTAGCTGATACTAATTATGCTGCTCTAAAGGTGCAGTTTGATGATCTTGTTAGAAAATATACAGCATTAGCTATTTATGTAGACAGCGTAAAGCTAGATACACTAGGCTATGTTACAGTGACAGATACAATTCAAGAAAACGGTATCAAAGGAAGATCCTGGAAGTATAATTATAAAATACCTTTTGTTACCAAAACGGTAACAATTACTAACCAAGCTCCAGCTAAGACACAATTGTATGTTGGGGGTGGTGTTAATACAACACAAACATTAGGATTACATTCTGCAGAAGCAGGAGTTATTCTAAAGACTAAAACTGATAAGATCTACGGACTTAAAGCCGGATCTGATATAAATGGTAACATATCTTACGGTTTCCAAACATACTGGAAAATCGGTAAAAAAAATAAATAATATGAAAAAGATTATTGAATTAGTTAAGAAGTTTTTATTTGGAACTAAAGTTCAGAAAGCAGTTGCTGCTGCTCAAGTTGTTAAAGAAGTTAAGAAAACATCAGTAAAGATTAAGACTGGTGGTGTTAGTAAGAAGAAGTAATAAACACACTATATATGAACTTAGAAAAACTAAAAGGACACATCCCGGATACTGTTATTGCACAGATCCCTGGTGTAATGGAAAACTTTGGTGTTAATACACCATTAAGATTGGCTCATTTTTTAGCTCAGTGTGGTCATGAATCAGGTGGATTTAGATTAACTCAAGAGAATCTTAACTATTCAGCTAAGGGTCTTATGGGTACATTCAAGAAATACTTTCCTACAGAAGCATTAGCTAATGCATATGCTCGTCAACCACAAAAGATTGCTAACAAAGTTTATGGTGGTCGTATGGGTAACGGTTTAGAAGCTTCAGGTGAAGGATATAAATTCCGTGGACGTGGTTATATCCAGTTAACTGGTAAACAAAACTATACAGCGTTTGATCTAGCTGTAGAAGATGATATTCTTGCTAATCCAGATTTAGTATCTTCTAAGCATGCATTATCTTCTGCTGCTTGGTTCTGGAAAAAGAATGGATTAAGTCTAATTGCTGATACAGGATCTAGTGCAGAAGTAGTAACTAAAATTACTAAACGTGTTAATGGCGGTACTATTGGATTACCAGATCGTATTAAGCATTTTA